TCCCCAACCACAACACCGCTGGCCACAAAGTCCGCGTTGGGGTCCGTAAGAACGTTGCCCGCCACTTGAACCATCCGACCCGACGCACGAAGCGGCAGGTGGTAGCCCGTCAACGAATCCGAGTCTCGGCCCTTCCAGAGGCCGCAGTACCGCCGGTAACCCGTCAATGCATCCGTGGCATAGTCCGGGTTGACTCTCCAAAAATTGGCGTAGGCCCATAGCACAGAGGACTGTGCCTGTACGCTAAGTGGGGTAGCTGAACCGAACGACACAAGGCCAGTGATCGACGGGGCTGGAACCGTGAAGTTGCCGTAGGGGGTAGACCCAATGAAGACCCCGTCGATGAACAGGCTCACGAGGCTTCCAACCGTGGACTTGGCCGCACGGTATGTGTGAAACGCGCCATCAAACCAGTTGAAGGCGAACTGCCCGCCAGCAACCGGAATACCATCCGAGTGAAGTGTGACGTACCGTATCCCCGCCACGTCCTCCAGCATGACCCCTACGGACCGTGAGCTGTCGTAGACCGAGGACATGACGCCGCAGTAGCCCACCATATCCGCCGTGTAGCTCAGGACTTGGGTACGGAACTCCAGGATGTAGTCCGTGAGCGACCCAACGACACGGTCAGGGGACGTGACGATATTCGGATCGTCCAGGTAGTACACGAGGCCATCTAACGCTGAGGTATCGTCGATCCGCAGGTACTGCCCAACCATCGTCGGGGTTTCTGCACCCGATTGATTCCACAGGTAGGGGGCGAATTGATTGGGCAGCGATCGACCACCGTAACTGAACTTCGGGGCCGCCTTGTCTGGGAACAGGCTCAGTTGAATGAGCCTAGATCCGTCATCAATCGCAGCCATCACCGCGTTGGGCGTGATGCCGTGAGTGAACGTCCGCAACGCAACGTTCACATCAAGGACAGTGTCGTATGACGCAGCAAGCAAGGGCTCGATCCGAGCAAAGCCCTTGAAGTCGCCACTGATCAGCCCTGCGGCACTTGAGGAAGGCAAGTCTGTGGCACTCGTTGAGTCCAAGAGCAAGAAGTCGGAGGCAATGATCGTCTCGGTACCGTGGAAGCCCACGGGGGTCCAGGGCTGTGACGCTGACTCCGGGGGCGTCGTGCCTTCATACGAAACGTAGACCGAAGGGGCGGTCTGCTGAGGATTGAGGGGGATCGCTGTGTAGCGAACGAAGCTCCAGGTCGAAGTGTTCTCAGCTTCACGAGATAGTGAACCGAAGAAGGACCCTTGCAGTTCGTTGAACGGAGCGTTCAATTCTTCAAGGTACGGAAGGTCATCGGGGACCACCTGGAGCGAGGGCATGATCGACCCGTCCACGTAGAACGTGATGATCCCGGTGCGGGACCGGAACATGCGGTAGCTGTGAAGGATGGACCAATCGAGGTCCATGGGGACGCCCGTGGGGTTACCCGAGCCATCGAGTCCACCTGTCCATGCCGTGATGTCCGAGGGGTCGTTACCAGAGCCCGCTTTCAAGACGCCGATCTTCTTGACTCCAGCTAGGTCCAAGAAGCCGATCACCACTGCCTTCTCGTCGTCCGAATAGCCCGCTGCGATGCCCGTGAAGACCCCTTGGGCTAACGGCACGGCATCGATCATCATCCGCCAGGCAATGGCGAACACGTGATCGAACGTGAGGTCAATCGCTCTGGACCAGAAAATGGGATTGCCCGTGGGGGAAGGCCCGGACGAGGCGTCTACCACCACGAGGTCAGTGCCCGCGATAACTGCGGTTCCAGATCCGTGGCGTTCCCACGGGGCCACCGGATCTGCCTCGGGGAGTACGGTGGCCTGGTAGTTGACGAACGTGCTCTGAAGCTGCCGGGCCATCGGCGGGAAGGCGATCTTGTGGTTCGGGGAGTTCAGTAGCAGCAGGTTAGGGTCGTTGAGAGCTACCGAGTAGGCCCGCTCGTAGGCCCGGTACTTGAGGTCGCGTTGCTGGGGTTGAGGTACCTCAGCTCGCATGTCCAAGGGTATGAAAGTGGCGGGCTGAATCAGCGTGTTGTTGTAGCGGTAATTGTGCCCAGACGCGGCGGGGCGGCCGTTGTCACGGTTCCAGTTGTTGAGCCTGAACTCTTGCGAGTTGAGCCGCCGAAAATCCACCACAGGGTTACAGATCCAGCAGTAGTCCACGTCCACGGTGTCGGTAGGTAGAGGGACCGTAGGAAGTACGATTTGCCCGAGAAGCCCAATGACTGCCTCGGGCACCACTGGTACTGCGTTGACCCGGACCACCACATCCGTAGGGTCGTCCGCGATCTCGCCGTTCCGGGGGTCCTGGAGCTGCCAACCGATGGTGCCGTTCACGGGATCGGGAAGCGAGAAGCTCGCCACGACTTTGACCACGGTGGCCGATACCCTTTGGGTGATCTTGAAGGTACCGTCGTTGATGGTGGAGCCCGCCAACGTGATGTAAAGTCCTACGTGGGCGGCCGTGATGTTGGCAGTGGGCAGCGTCAACTGCGTGGGGCTGTTGATGGTGGCTGTGGCACCCGTTTGGATCACCAACGTGGGCTTCGTGATCGGGCCCTTGTCCACGTAGACTGAGCGTGAAGCCAGCGCCGGGCTACCCGTGAAGATAGCCATGTTGAACACCGGGTCCATCGGGTTCCCCGCGATGTCGTGAGGAGTTCCAGTGGCATTCACGGTGACTTGGTAGGCCCCCAGGGCCATCCCCACAGTGGTGAGCATGACTTGCTGAGGCGAGATGGTCTGGACAGTCTTCACGAGGACCGTAGAGGGTCCCGCGACCTCGTACTCGTTGGGGCTCAGCAACGCGAAGTCTATCCGCATCGTGTCCGAGAACGTGATGACGATCTGCCCCTCTTGGAGCTGCACAGCCTCGACCACTTGGGGCTTGGCCGACACCGCCGTGAAGTCTTGGGTGTCCTGGTAAGGTGCTCCAGCGGTGTCCCGGAGCCCGTGAACCGTTGCAGTGTACTGCTCCCCATTGGTGGGCTTGTTGATCTCTAGCTCAACACCTTCAAGCGCCGAGGTATGGGTCCAAGCGATGGCTCCGTTGTCGGGGTCCAGCACAAAGAGGTCCCGATCCAAGATCAAGGTGCCGTCAGGGTGCACGTCAAGCACTCGGGAAAACTGGACGTTGTTGGCGGCGCTCAGAAGGGTGATGTAGTCCCCGATGGGAATCGGAGCGTAGACACCCGTAGGGGTAAACCGCCGGGTCGTCGCTGTCTGCACGTAGGTTAGGGACGTCCCTAATGTTGCTGAGCCCCGCATAGCGACCCGTGCTTGGAACCCAGGCGTCAGATAGTCCGCCTCAGCCCGAAAGGTTGCCGAACCCTGCATGGCCCCGTCATCCGAATGCCCCACGAAGCCGACCCCGGACTGGTACTCCGTGTAGAGCGGGGTGACTGACTGGACCCCCACAGGGACTGCCCCTGGTTCGTCAGGGGTTACCTGGTAGTTGGACGGAATGGTGCTGCCTTGGAAGCCCAATGGACTCCCGAACGTGACTTCGAGCTGAGTTCCGTTACTGTTGACGATCATGGAGATAGAGGCTCACTACCTGCTGGGCTAGCGAATCTTTCTCAGAAGTCCTTGCTGAAGCCCCCCGCAGCACAGTTTTGAAGCTTTCTACTTGGTCACGGGTCATGTCCTTGCCCAAGACATAGTAGGCGAACACCTCGGCCCACGCCTCGCTAATGGAGTTACCCCCGTAGTCGGATACGGGGGAAACTTGAGGGGTATCCTTAGCGATTTCCTCAGCCAGCTTGTAGAGTTCTCGCACCAAGGAAGAAAGATCCCTCTCGATCTCACCCAAGAGCCCGCTCTTGGCATCGAGGTTCTTGAGCACCTCGACCTCGTTTTTCTTCTTGATGAACTCCAGCCACTCGCCTACGAGGGGGATATTTGAAAACTTGCGACTGGACGCAAGGTACTGCTTGAGCAAAGCCTCTACATGCTCGCGACGAGACTGGTATTCTGGGGCATCGCCGTAAGTAACTACAAGAGGACCATTGAAGCGCTTCCAAACCAATGAATAGATAGGGTCGAACAATCGGAATTCCGTAAGAACTTGTGCAAGCCTCTTGTACTCCTCCAGGATCTCGTCAAAGTTACCGAACCGATCCGTAACCTCTGACGTTGTTAGCACGTGCCGGAACTTTTCGATGGCTGGTTCAAGAGGCTTAAAAAGCTTGACCGCCAACTTGGCCACGTCGTCCACACCCTTCTTCGTTAGGGCCGCCCTAGAGAGGGGTTTGTCCTCCCGCCTGTTGACCTTCACCAGGGACTCAAACTTCGCTCTCTGGGCCTGGGACATCTGCTTGTACCAGTAACGATGCCCCAGCTCATGAGCCATCAACTCCACGATAAAGGAGCTGGGCCTCGAAAATACCCCTACGGTGTCAGGGCCAATCTTGTAATGCCCGCCGACACCCAAATCAGCACCGTACTGGCTTTCACCGCCACACGTCTCACACTGAATCAACACCGTGCCGTACCAAGCGCTTTTAAACCCCTTTCGTTTAAGGGCTTCGTAAGCCGCCTCCAAGTATTTAACGTACTGAAGGATTTCAGAAGCGCTTACCGTCCGATCATCCACGACAACCTTCATCCCATGTAGGTCAAATTCTTTGAAAGCAGGCTCCTCAATCACAAGCTTCTCGTCAGTGTGGTTCTTGGAGTGCTCAGTGATTAGCTTGGCATCATCGCGCAAGATCTCTAGGATCTTATCGAGAAGTTCCGTGATCTCAGCCGAACGTGTACTGTTCCATTGGCCCTTCGCAGGGTTCTTACGGGTCTTAATGTGGGTATCAAGGGTTCCGGCGAAGTTGTCCTTGTAGATCTGGAACATCTTTTCGCCGTCCTCTTTGCGCTGCACAAGAGATCCAGTCCCCGTAGCTTGCTCGTGCCAAAACTTGGCTGAGGAGCGTTGGTCAGACAACGCATTCTTCAAATTCTTGAATACGGTCCGCAGCGCCTTACCCTCGGTCATGCCCGGGGGAGACGAGAACGGTCCACGTCGAACGAACAAAACCTGATCTTCAAGGTTATCTACGAACTCGATCAGACGGTCGAACGCTTTAAACACATCGGGCCAGTCCTGGATACTCGGCTTGAGAAGCGAGAGCCAACCACGACGCACACCCATAAGCCACTGCTTGGTAAGCAGCTCGGCTGTGACGTAACGCTGCGCTACACGCCGGGATAGATCAGAAGTCATCGGAGTGTAGCTCCCCAACGACGCATTGATTCACCTTCTTACCAAGACGATCCCTATCTCGAATACCAGCCCAATAGCTGCGGAAGTCATCGTAGTGGTAGATGCCCATCCGCCACCGCATAGCGTCTAGGATTCTACCGATCGTGTCATTCGGGATGTAGGTGTCCGTGAAGATATAGCGAATCCGGTAGAGGGTGTGAGCCGGACGCACAAGGTCTAGGATCTGCCGAATCGCAGAGTCCGACTCAAAGAGGTTAGGAGGAAAGCCACCCCCAGGCGGTGCTATATAGTCAACGGTGAACCCGTACTCATCTGATATGTCGAGTCCGCTAGCACCCTGTCTGAGAAGCAAGAATTGCTCAGTGACCTGGATGTCCCCCGAGATGAACAACCTGACTGCATCCGCCATAGACTCCGGGATAGACCCCTGGAAGTAGATGCGGATCATATTGAGGAAGAAATTTCGGAAGTCCTCGTCGGAGAACCCTAACTCTGGGAGCTTGCTGTTGACCAGCACCAGGTAGCCCACGATGGACCAGAGAAAGTCGGACCGCGTAGTTGCGAACGCACGGTCC